TCTTTATATGTAGAAGAATACGATATAACAACAATTCCTGATCCACCAGCGCCCCCGGCGTATGCTGTTCCCGCTGCTGGCGTAGAACAACCTCCACCGCCACCACCCGTATTAGCCGACCCAGCGTTACCCGCGCCCCCGTTAGAAGTTCCAGCATTACCACCGCCACCAGAACCACCAGTTCCAACAGTGCCGCCCGAAGTAGTCCCGCCGCCCCCGCCGCCGGCGTAAGTTACGCTCGATCCCGTGATGCTAGACGCGGACCCTGCGCCCCCATTACCTCCGGTAGTTCCCGTTCCAGCAGCGCCAACGGCACTTGCGCCGCCGCCTCCGCCATCCCCGTAATTAGGCGATGTAAAAGTAGCTAATCCGCCATTACTACCTTGCCCGGAAGTGCCAGTTCCGACAGTTCCAGAGGCACTTGCATTGGTAGACGCACCGCCGCCAGAGCCGCCATTACGGCCGTTTGTATTGGCAGCCGTAGCATTAGACCCGCCACCGCCACCGCCACCCGTAGATGTAATAGATGAAAATACAGAATCAGAGCCGTTACCGCCGTAATTAGGCGATGCCGCTGTTCCAGCAGACCCACCAGCACCTATTGTTACTGTATAAGCGGTTCCACCAACAACTGATAGCGTAGTAGACCTATACCCACCAGCGCCACCACCGCCACCGCCGTTATAACCAGCAATAGAACCGCCACCGCCCCCGCCACCGGCAACAACCAAATAAGTAACTGAAGGCGGTGCATTTAAAAACGCAGCAATAAGGGCTTGTTGAACTGCGCTCATTACGTCAATCCCGATCCGCTGACAATCCAAGTCGTGCTTGTCATTTTAATTGCAGTCGCAACACCGTATTGCGCCAGACTTCGAGAGCCGGTTGTTCCAGAACCCGCCAAATACATCGTATCAGTCGTAATTGCGATAGTCACAACCTGGGAAGTCATGTTGATAAAAGTAAGAGCAGTTCCGATCGCGTATGCAACAGAACCGTTCGCAGGAATCGTAAATGTTCTGGCATTTGCATCAGTTGACGGATGAAGAATCGCCTTACCGGAATCAGCCAATACCAAAGTGTATGCGGCGGATTGAGAGTTAATAGGGATATTTCTAAACCCTACCGCATCAGTTCCGTCAACAGTGCAAGAAGAAAGTGTGCCGCTGGATGGCGTTCCAAGCGCGGGGGTGGTTAGCGTAGGACTAGTGAGGGTTTTATTAGTAAGCGTTTCAGACCCGGCAAGAGTAGCTAATGTGCCTGTTGTTGGAAGCGTAACACCAGTAGTAGCAGTAACGGTTAATGTAGTTGCAAAATTACCGCTAATTGTCAACGTGCTTGAGGCATTATTTACTACACCAGTGCCGCCATTTGCGGGGCTTAGAGTTCCCGTAACGCCAGTGGATAGCGGAAGACCTGTTGCATTTGTCAAGGTGCCGCTGGACGGCGTGCCGAGCGCGCCACCATTGACTACGAAAGCACCCGCCGATCCTGTATTCACTCCTAATGCAGTAACGACACCTGTTCCAGTAGTAATAGTAGATGGTGCGGCGCCAGCACCGCCACCAACTACAATAGCATTAGCGGCAAGAGCAGTAGAACTTGCCAAAGTTCCAGTAGCCGTAAACGCCAAGACGCCACCGCTTGTTCCGGCGGTAAGACCGGTGCCGCCATTGGCAACTGGTAAAGTGCCGGTAACGCCCGTAGAAAGCGGCAGTCCAGTGGCATTAGAAAGCGTAGCACTGGATGGTGTGCCAAGAGCACCGCCATTTATTACAAAAGCGCCAGATGTTCCAGTATTAGTTCCAAGAGCCGTAGCAACACCGGTTCCAAGACCAGATACGCCCGTAGATACAGGCAATCCGGTCGCATTAGTCAAAGTGCCGGAAGATGGAGTTCCTAACGCACCACCGTTGACTACAAACGCGCCAGCAGTGCCGGTATTAACCCCAAGAGCAGTTACTACACCAGTGCCGGTAGTGATAGTAGAAGGTGCAACACCAGCGCCGCCGCCGATTACCAGCGCGTTAGCGGCAAGTGCGGCCGAAGATGCCCAGGTAGTGCCGCTAGAGAAATACGGCACGCCGCCGGAAGTGCCGGCAACGGTCAAAGCCAATGTGCCGCTGCTAGTAACAGGTGAACCAGATACCGATACAATACCACCGGTAAATGTCTGAGCTACTGAAGTAACCGTTCCGCTACCGCTAACAGTAGCCCATGAAGTGCTCGTGCCGTTAGTCGTGAGGAATTTGCCGTTATTCCCTGTTTGTGACGGAATAAGCGTATCAATCTGCGTTTGCAATGAAGTCAGCGTGTCCAATACCGATTGCGATGTGCCGCCGCCATTGGTAATGACTTTAATCTGTTCGGCCAAGTTTGGCGCGATGACTTCGCCTACGTTGATCTCACGCCCGGAAGACAACCCGATAATCAAACTACCATCAAAGTCGATCCGCGCATCTGTTACGGATACGCCATCGGTGCCATCAGCACCATCCATACCCGGTTTGCCATCAATACCGCGAGGCCCCGGAGCGCCATCACGCCCGTTTTTGCCATCCTTACCATTGCGGCCGTCACGCCCATTGATACCGTCACGACCGTCTTTAATCGTAAGAATACGTTTTTCCAGCGATCCGCTGATGGAATCGTAGCGTTCCTGCAAATCTGCTTCAATTTTCTTCAGGGCATCAACGACAAGCTGCACATTCTCTGCAACTTTCTTGCGTTGCAACTCACGCGCTTCGTTTACAGAATTATCAATCGCGCTGAATACGTTATCAGCGATACCATCAAGCATGTTCTTATCTGACGGTTCGGTAGCCATTATTTCAACGCCTCAGAAAGTTTTGTCAGAAACTCAGTTTCTATGCCAGCCGCGCTATCTCTAGCCTTCGTCATCTGGAGTTCGACAATCTTGCTTTTATTCTTAATGTCGGCTTCTTTCAGCATCAATTCGGCAATTTTTACCCGTTTGTCAAACTCACGACTGTTTGCATCTTCCGCATTTGGCAAATTCTTGGTAACTGACGCCAGAGCTTTCGCCTTGACTTCTTCCGGCATAAGTTGCGCTTCGACCAGCAATTTCTGCGCTTCCGCCCGATTCTGCTCGGCTTGAGTCGCATTGACCGCAATTTGCGCCTGGGCAGCCTGCAAGGCCAGTTGTTGCTGCGTTTCCTGCATTTTCTGCGCTTCGGGATTCGGTTGCGCCATTTCGTCGAGTTTGGCAATCAGTTCATTGCGATTCGACAGGCTGGAATTCCCCAAGATGCCTTTCAGGATCAGCGGCAACACCGGAGTATCCGGTCCCAACGTCTGCAATAGACCGATAAACTGCTGCTGCTCGTATTCCCGCGCGATGATGCCGAGTGTTGCCGTCGGAATGAACTTCAGGTCTACAGACGGATAGCGTTCGGGATCGAACTGCATATACCGATACGCCGCCTTGTAGATAAACGGGATCAGGAAATCTTCCTGAAAATTTACCAATGTGCGTTTATATTTCTTGATGATGGTAGCCACGGCCATCGACAGGCCGGCACCGTCCCGATTTGTCTGCGACACCATGTTCTGCGAGTCCAGCGTGCCGGTGGCTTGCAGCAACATGGTTTGAAATGCGTTAGCCGTTTCCAGATTGCCGCTATCCGTCGTGCCGAACTTGAACGGCTGCATGATCTCGTTAGGCGGCCCGTTGGTCAAAAACGCTTTTCCGGGTTTCACTTCGAACTTCGCCCCGCGCGGCAGGCGTGTGGCGTCCAGTGCAATCATCGGGCTGGTCGTCAGCGCCAGCGAATCCAGATGCGTCCGCACTTGCGCGTCGATCGCCTTTTGCATGTTGTAGGCTTTTTCAATCGTCCCGCGCCCCAACAGCCGGTTCGGCACCGTATCGTCCTGGTAGGCAATAACCGGACGATCCTTCATCATATACGGGCTTTCTTCGGCCTTCAGTAGCACGCTTTCGTTGGCAATCACAACGATAGCCTCTACCATGTCCGAATACTCGTCCTGCACCGAGTCTTCCGGGAACAGATCAACAATGTCCTTGTTATCGCCCGACTTCGACAGCATTTCCCGCGGCACCAGACCGTAGTAGGTCAACAGCCTTACCTTATCGTCTTGGTATTGCGTAATCTCTTGCGTCGGCTCCAGCTTGGTATCTTCAGAATCGGTGCCGAGGGCTACTTTACGGTAGATACCTTCTTCCTGTCCTTTGACGATTTTGTGGATGGATATATACTTTTCCACCGCGACACCCATACAATCGTCGATGCTGGTGCCATTGGGATCGAACAGGAAATTCTTGGGGTTGACCGGCACGATCTTGACGCCAACGCGGTTCTTTTCCCGCACGCCGATAGCCGCTTGCGTCATTTGCCCCGGAATTGGCTCAGTAGCCGGCACAAACATCTTGTCCGTCACTACCGTAATCTCACCTACGCCAGTGCCGTAGATTTCCGCCATCAATTCGATTTGGTCAATGGCTTTCCTGATCTTGTCGATCTTGAAGTCTTCCATCAACTGCGTCTTGATGAGTTCTACATCCAGCGGATTGTTGTTGATATCCCGAACGTCGTCGTCGATATCAAAAAACTCGCCTTGCCCGAAGATTGCCTCCATGATCTCCGCGTGGCGCGTTTCAACCGCCTGTTGCGCCGCCGGCGTGACAATGCGGCTGCGCTCGGAATCGCGCATCTTGTCGGTAGATGCCCATTGCCCGCGGAAGATACGTTCGTATTCTTCCCACAAGGCCAGATAGTTCGTATCGCGGTAATTACGCCAGCGTTCGCAATGATCGTTTACGAATCCGACAAGTTCGTTGTCTTTCTCACTGGGAATCTGATACTCAAAACCCCCAGTCGATTCGTTTTCATTCTCGTCGTTGCCGCCGTTTTCGTTTTCAAGTGCCATATTAGGCTCCCTATACACCCGCTGCTGCATCTATGACTTTTTTATCGTATTGTATCTATAAATGGGTCTTTGTATGACACATCTTCTACTGGTTGCTCTGGCAATAAAATTTTAACTGGTCGTCTTTGTGGCGCAAACTTAGACGCTAATACTTCAAATAATGCCCCAGGCGTATTTTTAAAATATTTTACTATATCTAACACAGACATTTTGGACGGGTCTGAGTATACTTCTGGATGGGCGATAAAACCGTATGTATCGGATACATACGGAGTTTCTGAACTGTTATTATAGTAATTTGCGCTTCCTAATGTTGACGCTACTCTAAAGGCTGGATCGGCATAAGATTGATACGCCGCGCTCAACCAATTTTGCATGATTGGCGCCGCGCGTTGTCCACTTTTTATATCGTAATCTCTATAGCTAAATGAAGTTTTACCACGTGTTTTTTCAAACGAAAGTAACGCTTTTTTTTGCGCTGATAACCAATCTTTGTACGGCACCGGTGCAAGTTTTTGTTGATTTGGGTATCTAGAAGTTGGATCAGGAATATATGCGTATGCAGGATTTTTATTGTATTCGTCTTCAGTTTTTAGTAGATCATTTTTAATTTTAGTTTCCGCATGTGCGTTTAATCTTTGCGCGTTGTTAACAGCTTGTCGAATAGCCATTAATTCTTCGTCAGAAAAATCTTTTTCCGTTATAGGTTCTGTAGACCCTTTAAATTGATCTATCAATAATCTAACATTTATAGGAATGGTCGATTTATACAACCCACTAAATAAACCGTCAGCCATATCAAACCCCCGCTACTACGTCGATGGGCGACCAGTTATCCTGCTGATCCTCAAAATACGACGTTATCGCCAATTGGTCTATATAAGACAGCGCGTCGGGCAGGTCGTCATGGACGCCCTGCGCGGGGAACATCAACAACTGATCCACAAAATCGTCAAAATCCTCGTCGCTGTTCAAGATCACGCGACCGTGTTCAAACCGCCCTTGCAACGCCCAAATTACGCGGTCTGTCTTCTTACGGTTGCCGTGTGTCAAGTCAACAATGTGAGAATATACATTAGAGTTACGCATCAAGTCACTCAAATACGGCAAAACCGCATTTTTGAGCGCCCCGCGTTCGATTCCGACCGATACCGGCCTATAGTCACGGATGGCAATCAGGATTTTTGTCGCAGTTTCCTTGATATCCCACCGCCCGTGTTCGATCTTCCTGACCCACCACTTACCATCCTCAGTAACCTTGACCACAGCAATGGCAGATTCGTCCAGCCTTTTGCGGGAATTTGATGCTTGCCGGGCGACTTCCTCAAACCCCGCGAGGTCACACGCGATGTAGTAGCTGCCGTCTTGCGGTTCTTCGCCATACTTTAGCCACTCCTCTTTGAAAATGTCGCTTCCGGCGGTGTCAAAACTCGCCATATACTCTTGTTTGAAGCTGAAACTTGACAGCGTTTTCTTGGCGCTCTCAATTTCCTTCGGGTCAATCATCGGATTGTCTTTGGTCGTAAAGTGC